GGCGCGGCGACAGAGGCTTCGGCTGGCCAGTCAGCAGCCGGGAACAGCACATTAGGAATCTTTGCATTAGGATGCGTTCCCGGCCGCACCACCACTCGCGATAAATATACCTACTCCGGCTGTGTTGTTTCCGCGGGCGGTGCGGCAACAGTAGCTTCAGCTTATGGCTCAGCAGCCTCAAACGGCACCCTTGGTGTCAATACATAATTTCCACCTCATCTTAGGATCATAATAATGAATAGTAAACCGCATCGTAATAATTGCGATATAGCGTGGAATGGTTTTACTCATAATTTATTTTTTTGCAAGATTTATAAATATAAAAGCTTAAGGTTATAAATACAATAAAGTATTTGTAGGATAGGGAATCAGATGACACCAAATAGCGTTAGAATTAAAAATGTGTTAACTGTATCGAATGGTGCAGCAATATTTGGCAATGTTGTAATTTCAAATGGTCAACTCATTGTTGGTGGAACTGCTATCAATTCAACGAGTGTCAGCGAAGCTGCTAATAACGCATATACCAATGCCATTGCTTTCGCAGCAAATGCTTCGAATGCAAATACTGGTACACTCGCTGAAGCTCGTCTTCCACACAGAATGAATCAAGACGTTCGAACCAGTGATTCTCCAACCTTCGCAAATATGACACTCTCAGGTAACCTTACAGTATCTGGTACCAGAACATACGTCAATACGACAACACTCGATGTTGGTGATAATATCATTACACTGAATGCAGATCTTGGGGCAGCGGCTCCATCAGAAAGCGCCGGCATCGAGATTATGCGCGGAACTTCTGCCAACGTTCAATTCCTCTGGGATGAAACTAACGATCGTTGGACAACTAATAATCAAGAGATTGCAATCTCGTCGATCGTAGCAAATGGTGCTGCTTCAGGTATCACCACTCTGGCAGCTGGTAATACAACGATTACTGGCTTTGCCAACGTCACAACAACTATTCAGGGTGGCTCAAGTTTAACCATTGCAGGAGCAGCATCCGGTATCACCACTCTGGCAGCTGGTAATACAACGATTACTGGCTTTGCCAATGTATCGACTACACTGCAAGTCGGAACCAATACAGCCACGTTTGGTACTGCTACTTTTATTGTGGCGAATGGTAACTTCGGTATTGCTAATAGCACTCCTGGACAAAAGCTTACTGTATCAGGAATTATTGAATCTACTACCGGGGGTATCAAGTACCCTGACGGTACAACACAAACATCAGCCGGTATTAATACTGGTAAATCCATTGCCATGGCAATGATATTCGGAGGATAATATGGCCGCACCTAATGTAGTAAACGTAACAAGTATATATGGTAAAACATCTTACCTAACACCTGCAAACACCTCATTACAGGTGTTACTCGCAAATGCATCTGGTTCTAATAAAGTTTTTAAAATCAATACTCTCGTAGCATCGAATGTTGACGGAACAAATGCTGTTGACACCACAGTTTCAATTAATACAGCAGCAGCAGGATCAGGAACATCATATCCTTTAGCATCAACAGTAAGTGTACCGGCAGATGCATCGTTAATTGTTGTTGATAAATCAACAGCATTCTATCTAGAAGAAGACAAATCTATTGTTGTCACCTCAGGAACTTCAAGTAAGATCTCTTATACAGTGAGTTATGAGGAAATTAGTTAATGAGTTTCCGATATCAGGGCGGCATCCTCGGCGTGGGGTTCAACCCGCTGCGGGCTCCAGACGCTCCGACGATTGGCACGGCTGTTGGCGCGTGTTCTTCTGCATCTGTACCGTTCACGGCACCAGCCAACACGGGTGGATCGGCTGTCACAGGCTACACGGCTCAGAGCAATCCCGATGGGTTTGCTGGCGCGGCGTCAGGCTCTCCAATTACGGTATCGGGCTTGACCAATGGCACGTCTTACACGTTCGGCGTTTTTGCCTTAAATAGCTACGGCCCGTCGCCGATCAGCGCGTTTAGTAACAGCGTTACTCCTGCGGTGGCCGGTGGCACGGTTGCGATATTCGCGCTGGGGCAAGTGTCTTGCACCGAATCCACCACCCGCAATAAGTACACCTACTCTGGCGACGTTGTTAGCGCAGGCGGCGCGGCCACAGCAGCGTCAGTGCGAAGCTCTGCTGCCGGTAACAGCATCGCCGGTATCTTTGCGCTGGGGCTCGCCGGCAGTGCCAGTACCACTCGCAATAAATACACTTACATAGGTTGTGTCGTCAGCGCAGGGGGTGCAGCAACGGTGGCGTCCTTCAATGGTTCTGCTGCGGGCAACAGCACGACTGGTATTTTTGCACTTGGCTGTGCACCTTCTACCTCAACTACCCGCAACAAATACACCTACTCAGGTGACGTTGTCAGCGCAGGTGGCGCGGCTACGGTGGCTTCTAAGTCAGGTTCCGCCGCAGGAAACAGTACAGTCGGCATATTTGCATTGGGTGCTCTGGCGCCGGCCTGCTGCTGCACTAGGGTCACCACTCGCAATAAATATACATATTCAGGATGCGTCGTTAGCGCTGGCGGCGCAGCCACGCAGGGGTCGTCAAGAGGTTCAGCCGCAGGTAATAGCACGGTCGGTATATTTGCTTTAGGGCTGACGAGCTTCAACTCCTCTTTTCGCAACAAATACACCTACGCAAGCTGCGTTGTTAGCGCAGGCGGAGCGGCAAGCGTAGGGTCGAACCGCAGCTCTGCTGCCGGTAATAGCACCGTAGGAATCTTTGCTATTGGCCAAACTAATAGTGGTCCAGTCACCACCCGTGATAAATATACATATTCTGACTGCGTTGTTAGTGCGGGCGGTGCGGCAACGGCTGCTTCATGCTTTGGCTCCGCCGCATCTGATGGCACAACAGGAGTGAACATGTAATGCCTTCGTATAGCGGGATTTGGACACTCTCCCAACAGTTTCAGGCGGTTGGACAGGGTCTGTGGCCGGTCAATGGACCGTTCGGTGAGACGTTTGCGATATTTGCGTTGGGTTGCACCGGTGCGTGCTACAGCACCACTCGCGAAAAATACACCTATTCAGGAGACGTCGTCAGTGCAGCCGGTGCGGCAACAGTAGCTTCGAGTTGGGGCTCTGCTGCTGGCAACGGTACCGTAGGCATCTTTGCTTTGGGGACTGTCACTGGCCCAACGCTCTCCACCACTCGCGATAAGTACACCTACTCTGGTGACGTCGTCAGCGCAGGTGGAGCTGCTACAGCGGCGTCGGCTTATGGTTCCGCCGCTGGCAACAGCACGACCGGTATCTTTGCTTTGGGTTGCACTGGTTCAATCTCCACCACTCGCAATAAATATACTTATTCAGGCTGTGTTGTTGCCGCAGGCGGAGCTGCTACAGCGGAGTCGCGATATGGTTCTGCCGCTGGCAACAGCACAGTAGGAATCTTTGCATTGGGGCAAGCCACTGGCGCATCGCGCTCTTCCACTCGCAATAAATACACCTACGCTGGCGATGTTGTCAGCGCGGGGGGTGCAGCAACATTGGGGTCGCGATATGGTTCTGCCGCTGGAAATAGCACAGTAGGAATCTTTGCATTAGGTTGCGCCAGCGGCTGCCTCAACATCCGCAATAAATATACTTATTCAGGCTGTGTTGTTGCCGCAGGTGGCGCGGCGTCGGTGTGCGGGGCTTATGGCTCAGCAGCCGGGAACAGCACAGTCGGTATTTTTGCGATCGGATATCCGGCCAGCGGCGTTCGCGAGAAATATACTTATTCAAACTGTGTTGTTGCCGCAGGTGGAGCTGCCATAACGAGCCCTGCCCGCGGGCAGGGCTCAGCAGCCTCGAACGGTACCAGCGGAGTGAACATATAATTTCCATCTCATCTTAGGAGCATAATAATGAATAGTAAACCGCATCGCAATAATTGCGATTTCCAATTGAAGCACTTCATGGCAGGAAGCTGCCACACGGCAGATGGAGCTTGGGCGCTTTTGCACGACCAAAAGATCGACATAGGCGTCAAGATTGAACATTCGAAGGCACAGGGCTTGCGTCGCAAGGCTAAGGTCCTCGCGGCAGAAGCCGTGCTGGCAGACGAGGCATCGACGCCAATCCAGCTCCTCAATGCAGAGGCAGATCTGCTGGAGTGCAACTCTGTTAACGAGGGTTGGGCGCTGAATCATCAAGCTGCGCTGAACGAATACGCCTACATTTGCAGCCTAATGGAAGAGTTGGAACCGAATCGTAAATACCGACATCTCCCCTTCTTGGAAGCCAACGAGGCGATGCAGCGCGAAGAGTGGATGGGTGAACTCAAGACGCGGGCCGAGAATTTCCTGCTCACGGCTGGCACCATCCCGCACGATCATCTCAACACCATGCGCTGCCATCCTGATTTTGAAAGTCAGATTGTACCGCACATTGAAGCCATCACCATGAAGGTAATCGACAATCAAGGTAACCGCACCAAGGTGTTGAAAAACATGCAACCCTTGTTTTTGGAGAATAAGTAATGACCGGATACGTAAAAACTAAAGACAATGAGTTTGTCGAATATCCCTACGGCGCCGCAGAACTTCAGCGCGATAACGCGGAAGCGAACTATGACTATTTCTGCGACTTTGCCAATATATTCCCGACCACGCCCGCTGCTACTCGCGACGGTTTCGCGTTATTTCCTGTTATCGTAGACGAAGTGCCAGAGTATGACGGACAGACGCAGACGGTACATCGCTCGGAGTTTCCATTTATCCGTGACGGTGGTTGGGTGTTCTCGTGGATTGTCACGGACCTCACATCGGAGCAGATCGCCAATATACAGGCTATGCAGGAACGGCTTTATGCAAGATAACACTTTGCAGCCAATCTATTGCTTTTCGTCTGTCGTCGTCACCGCCCTAAAGCCTGAGTTTCTCGTCGCCGTGAACGCGGTGGCTGACGAGTATCTGGCGCAACAGTCTAACGACATGAACGAGATATATCCGGCCAAGATGTCGGGAGACTTCTCTCAAGACCCGCGGCTGCGCGACTTTTGCACGTTCATCGGCAAGAGCGCGTGGGAGATCTTGCGCAATCAAGGCAGCGACATGCAAAACGCCAACACTTTCTTCACGGAAATGTGGGCGCAGGAGCATCACAAACACTCGGCAATGGAGCAGCACGTCCACGGCAATGGCTCGCAGCTTGTCGGCTTCTATTTCCTTGAAACTCCAGAGAACTGCTCTAAGGCGTTGTTCTATGACCCGCGCCCCGGCAAAGTGCAAGCTAACCTGCCAGAAGCCAATATGGCTGAGATCACACCTGCCAGCAACACCATCGGCTTCGAA